GTTTACTGCAAGAAATGTAAATCCGTTGTTAGTCGGTTAAGCAAGGGAGAGTTTGTAGCCCGGTTCCCCTCTGTGGGTATTTCAGGCTACCAGCTCTCCCAGTTATTCATGCCAACGGTTCAGGTGAAGGAATTGTGGGCTTTGTTTCAGGAGGGATTGGGCGATGAGACCAAAAAGCAGGTATTCTACAATTCGAGATTGGGGCTGCCATTCACTTCAACCGGGGCAAAACTTACCCAGGCTCTCTTAGACCTGTGCTTGGCTGATTATCTCTGCGTCTCTACCGCTACTGACACGGCAATGGGAGTCGATGTCGGCGCAAAGCTGCACGTGGAGATTAGAAAAGGTGACTCAGTGATTCATCTCGGCAGTTACCGGGACTTTTCAGAACTGGACACTGTGATGGCTCAATTCGGTGTTGGTGTCTGTGTGATTGACGCCATGCCGGAGACAAGGAAGGCCAAAGAATTTCAGGCTCGGCACGGCCGCAAGGTCTGGATATGTCGCTACTTCGCTCAACCCAACTTGCAGGCGATTAAGAGAAATGAGGATGACCGCAGCCTTGAAGCCGACCGGACTCAGACTCTCGATGCCTCCCACGCCGAGATTCTCTTGAAGAAAATGAAGCTGCCTAAGAACTACAAGAGTTTGGACAATGGGGACTTTCTGGCTCAGATGTGCGCGCCCACCCGAATCTTTGACGAACATACCCAACGCTTCAAGTGGGTGGAGCCGACCGGAGTGCCGGATCATTACAGGCACACGCATAACTACGCCTGGATGGCCCAGCAATTAGGGCCGGGAATTCCGGTGATGGTGTGGGCATGAATCTATTTAACAAGCTCCGCAGTTTCTTTTTCAGCAAGGCCACCAGTCCCAAGAGCCGGAGCTTTGTTTTTCCGGTAGGGCCGTTTGATAGCAAGCAATGGCGGGAGCCGGGGACGAATAGTCCCGAAGTCGGAGAAGAAGTTTATCTCAAGCTCTCTACGCTCTCGGTCTGTATCCGGCGCCTGGGTAACTCAATCGCCTCGGTTCAACTCAAGGTCATGCGAAAGACTAAAAGTGGAGAGGAAGAGGAGTTACCGAATCACCCTTTGGCAAAGCTCTTGAACGATGTTAATCCGTTCATGGCCTCCGATGATTTATGGTTTGCGACTTCGGCCTTCAAGGAACTTACCGGCAATGCCTACTGGTTATTGGACAATCCCGTGGCTGGTATCCCTACTGAGATTTGGATTCCCCGTTCCAGCCAGATGAGAATTGTGCCGGATAAGAAAAACTTTATCAGCCATTATCTGTATATGCCCCAGGGTATCCTTGACACGAGTCAGGCCATTCGCTTTGAAATCGAACAAGTGGTGCATTTCCGCTGCTTCAATTCCGTTGATCCCTGGTACGGCGCCCCCCCTCTTTTATCCGGTTCCACTGAATTGGCGACCGATTATTACGCTTCCCAATATCAAGTCCGCTTTTTTGAGAACGGAGCGATGCCAGCCAAGATTATGCAAGTCGAAGGAATTACGACCGAAGAACAGATGACACAGTGGCTGGAAAAATGGTTTGTCAAATATGGCGGAGTCAAGAACAGTCATAAGCTGGCCTTTGTGAATGAAAATGTAAAAGAGCTTTCTTCCGGCCCCACCATGAAGGACATGGAATTTAATATCCTGAGAAAGTTTGAGCGGGAGCAGATTTGCGGACTTTACGATGTACCCCCGGGCTTGGCCGGTATTCTGGAGTTTGCCAATTACTCGGTGATGAAAGAGCAGAGGAAGATATTCTGGCAGGATGGCATAATCCCCAGACTCAGAGGCTATGAATCGGTGCTCAATCAAATTCTTTTGCCTCGATTCAAGGGGACGGAAGATTTAGTGCTCAAGTTTGATTTATCTACAGTTGAGGCGTTACAGGAGACTTCACAAGAAAGGGCTAATGCCGCAGTTCAGCTTTGGAATTCCGGTTTGACCAAACGTAACGAAACCAGGGCAATGGTGAATCTGCCGGCGGTGGATGACAGCGAGGATACTTATAAACCTGCTCCGGCCAGTCTCTTTGATTTGGGGTTCACTGGAAATGGCAATGGGGAGGAAGGAAAGAACGTTGAAGAATTGACTGCGGGTAAAAGCATCAGCAGATTGCGTCAGCTTGTCGGGGTTCCAGTCTCGCCGGAGGGGGCGAAATCGGAATATCAGCCCGTAGTGGTGAATAATTACATCACCCAGGTCAAAGAAGAACCTTTGCCCGATGAACGCACCATGCAATGGAAGAAATTCGACCGCAGAGTGGTAAGACAGGAAGAACTGTTTCTTAAAACCATGCAGGAGTTCTTCCGCAAGCAAGCAAGTCGGGTGTTGGACGCCTTCGATGAATTCTATCCTGAACAGAAAGCCGTTAAAGACATCAATCCTTTAACCCACGACCAGATATTTGACATCACCATTGAAAATGGCAAGCTCAAGGTCACTGCTAATAATCGTTTTCGGCTGATTATGAGGGCGGCTGCTACTACTGCCGCCGAGGACTTGGAAGTCGCCATAGACTTCACCCTCTCCAATCCCAGGATTGCCTCATTTCTGGCTAAGAAAGACATTTTGGTTACTGGGATAAACGAGACTACCAAAGAGCAGATCCGCCAAAGAGTGATAAATGCGGTTGATGAAGGCTGGTCAACTCAGCAGCTGCGAGATGAAATTATGAATCTCTTCGATGACATGAGCGAGGGCCGGGCTATGACCATTGCCAGGACTGAGACGGCCGGAGCTTACAACTTCGGGACCTTAGAATCTTGGAAGCAATCAGGAATTCCACTGAAGAAAAAGTGGCTGACGGCTCCGGGTGCTTTCCATCCCCGGCATGAAAACTATCAAGGACTAAACGGACAGACCGTTGCATTAGATGACTATTTCACTGTAGGTCTGGCTCAATTGCAATATCCGGGAGAGCCGGGCGGGCCGCCGGAGGAAGTAATCCAATGTCGCTGTGCAATGTTGTCCCTGAAAGAGGAGTAATGCTAACCAGTTACCAAAACAAAAGTTTGCAAGTAATCGACAATAAAGTCATTGCTGATAAGCGCCCCAATGTCATTGCCCATACCCTTGAGGTAATCTGCTGGAGCTGTAAGCACCTGCTTTTGAAGCTCAGTAGTGCAGTTAGGGTCGGTGGCTCAATTACCTGTAGGCATTGCAAGGAGATGAACTTCTTCTAAAATTAAAAACATATCGAGGCCCATTGAGGCCCCAATGCTCACAAGCGTTGGGGCTTTTTTGTTGCCTGAAAGGAAAAGATGGGAAAACTTGTAAGAATACAGACCGATAGCCAGGCCGCCAGAACCGCCACATTCAACGGCGCAACTTGGGGGGCCTGGGCAGATGGCCAGGTTCCGGCTAAAATTTCTGCATTCATGGATGTGACCGCCGTATCGGGCACTACTCCTTCCATGACTGTCAAGTTTCAGTACAGCTATGACGGCACAAACTTCACTGACGTAACCAGCGGGGCCTTCTCTGCCGCAACTGTCGTCAGCGTCAAGGAATTGAACGGGATAGCCTATCCGGGAGGCGCTCAATACACTCGCTACGTGGCCACCATTTCCGGCACTACTCCTTCCTTCACCTTCACCCTGAAACTGCTTCTGCACGATTAGAGGGGAAATGAAAATACAGTGGAAGGCTGAGAAAGAAAAAGTCAAAGGATTCAAGGCTTTCGATATAAGCGAAGTCAAAGTCCAGGATGAAGAACAGCGAGTTATCGAAGGCTATATAACTGCCAGAAGTTTTGACAGGGAAGGCGACAGGGTTCCACCCACCGCATTTCTAAAACAATTCCAAGCCTACGAAGCCAATCCTGACCTGCTTCCAGTTTTGCTTTACGTCCATGACCAACGCAGCCGGTTGCCGTTGGGCAAGATTTTAGCATTCAAGATTAAAGATAAAGGTACTTGGTTTCAGGCGCAGTTAAGCAGGGCTACTGAATTTGCAAATGAAGCCTGGGGGCAAGTGAAAGAGGGAATTCTTAAAACCTTTTCCTTCGGCTACACCCTGCATGATTACGTCCCAAATGAGATAGGGGGCAGGGATTTTATCGAAGCGGAAATCATGGAGGTCTCTTTTGCTCCGGTCGCCGCACAGCCCGAAGCACAACTCGAAAGTTTCAAATCTTTGGAACTGAAAACAATCAACCTCGAAAGGGAGGATTTAGAAATGGAAAAGGTAGAACTAAAAGACCTGGTTACTTTTGAACAGTTCTCCAACAAGATGAAAGAAATATCCGAGTCTATGGAGGAACTGAAAAAGTCAATTGGGGCGGAACCGGGTAAGATGATTCCCGAAGAGTTAGTCAAGGTGGAAAAGCTCTTGGCTGACATGGCCACCAAGCAGGACCAGCTTCAGGCTGACATGGCTAAGAGATTCCCGGCCCGCCAGATTCAATTCACCTCTGACTTCCAGCCGCTTTTGACCGGAGAGAAGGCTTACGCCGAATTGGTGGAAACCCCTTCCGCTTATTTCGGAGACGAACGGGCCAAGAAAGTCAAACGCTTCCAGGAAATGCACGATGTGGTGATGCTGGCCAACATCATGTTGGAAGAGAAAGCAAAAGCCAACAGACGGAAGTATTTGCCGGCTTGGGAATATGTTAAGCAGAGCTTTGGCGAGGAAAGAGACGGCATAAAGAGCCTGCGCCGGCTGGTCCGGGAATGGAATATGGTCGGAGATGAGCTGACTGGCGGGGAACTTTCAAAGGCTCTAGCGACCGGAGCAGCCGGATTAGGCGCAGAATTCATCCCCACGGCCTTTTCTGCTCAGTTAATCGACCAGGTTCGGGCTTCTCTTGTGATTCCTGGCCGCTTCATGCAGTTTCAGGCCCCTTCCGATCCCTGGAAGTTCCCAGTCAACTCCGCCGATATTTACGGAGTCGGTGTTGCCCAGTCAACAGCCGTTCCTTCGGCTTTCGATGCTGGGGCTACTGCTACCGGGACTGCCAACGTCACCTTCACCCATTCCAAGATGAGGATGCGTGATTTCGTCTCGGCCGAAGAGATCGAGGATTCCATCGTCGCCATCGTGCCTTACGTGAACAACAAATTTGCGATAGGCGCTGCCAAGACTTTGGAGCGGGCACTCATTAACGGCCAGAGGGCAGGGGTGCATCAGGATAACGATGTGGAAGTCATTACTGAAGTCACTGCTGGATTCCGGCGAGGTATTGCCGGATGTCCACTCTGGGATGGTTTAAGATGGCTGTGCTTGAATCCGGCGGCGGGTGTCACTGCCAAGCTGGATGCGGGTGGAACCGGAGCCTATATCCTGGACGACTACCCGGACAGCATGACCTTCATGGGTAAGTATGGCCTGCCCAACGAAATCAACAACTGTTTCGTGACGATGGGTTACGCCGCTTATTACCTGGCCTTGAAGTTTGCGGGTTTAAAGTCCATTGCAGATTTCGGGCCTTTTGCCACCGTAGTCAACGGAGTCCTGACCAAGCTCTACGGTATGGATGTCATCCCCAGCGGTGAATTTCCGGTCAATCTTGCTGCCACTGGAGTAAATACGGTCGGTGGTCCTAACACCACTACCGCTGCCCTAATCGTCAACCAGAATGCTTTTGCCGTGACCTATCGCCGGGGCTTCCAGCTTGAGGCAGTGAGATGGGCGGCTCAGGATCAGTTTGAGATTTTGGGATTCATGCGGGTATCATTCTCTCCCTGGCGCAAGGATTCTGCCGGTAAATTCGCTGAGACCGATGGCAGCCCGGCTTCCTATCTCTACAACATCATTAAGTAAGAGGTAAACATGACAGAGAAAAAAGAACAACCCAAACCAGTCAAGGTCGAATTTAGGGCTATACGCGGAGCATATGCGGGTAAAGCCGGTCATTTCATCAAGCCCGGTATTTACGAAATCACCGAAGATAAGGCTTTGTATCTGACCGTAACTTTTCCCGATGACTTCTCTCTGGTATCCGAGGCCCCACCCGAATCAGAAGAGGAGAACTAATTGGGCGTTCTGGCTCTGAAAGTCCTGAAGAGTTACCTGAAAATAACAGATGAATCTAAGGATGCGTTATTGCAGGCCATAGCTACTGCAACCAGCAAGTCTATTGAAACTTATTGCAGGCGAGTCTTTGACCAGGGCTCGCCTGTAGATGAGGAATATGATGGCACAGACACGACTAAGCTGTGGTTGAACAGGACGCCGATTACTCTAATCACTTCAGTTAAGTATGGTCTGACCGGCAGTCTCACTACTCTTGACCCGACTTACTACCGCTTCCACGAAACTGCCATCTACACCGATGGCGTAACCGGATTCATTTTCAACAAGACTACTCATTACTGGAAAATCTCTTATACCGGAGGTTACACCAGTGGTGCTATGCCCCAGGATTTAGTCTGGGCTGCCTGTAAGATAGCCGCTCTGGATTACAGGGAGCAGGATAACAGTAGAATCGGGCTTTTGTCCAAGAGCATAGGCGGTGAAGTCGTGGAATCATACGTCCGTGAACTTCCAAAAGATGTCAAAGCGGTTCTTGACCATTACCGGAGAATCCTATTGTGAACGTCAAGGTCAAAATCGACAAGACCAAACTGGATGCACTTCTCCAGTCTGCGCCTGAGCGCCTGCATGAAGGTGTGAGGTCGGGATTAGAGGAATTTCTGCAGGATGTGCAGAGAACGGTTGTAGGTGAGAAATTGTCCGGTCAAGTTCTGCACGTCAGGACCGGAGCCTTGCGCCGCTCAATCCAGTATGCGATTGAGGAAACAGGCCGGGGCTTCTTGGGCAAGATAGGCTCTAATCTGGTCTACGCCGCAATCCACGAATACGGAGGGATAATCTCTGCCCGCCTAAGACCCTTAAAGTTCAAAACCGACCGGGGCTGGGTCACTATTCCCATCGGCGGGTGGGTAGTTATGCCAGAACGGAGTTATCTGCGGACCTCTTTGCAAGAAGAACTGCCCGACTTTCCTGATACCATGAAAAAGCGGATTGTGGCGGCATTGGAGGCTAATGCCTAAGCGAAACGAAGTCTTTACCGGATTGGTCACGGCCTTCCAGGGCATTACCACGACAGCAGGCTACAACTATACCGTCAAGACTGTAGAACGCACTTCCTACGTGCCTGAGCAGCTGGATTCGACCAAGCTACCGGCCATACTCATCTATGATTCAGGGATTGAAACGCCGGTCAGAAACGATGCCAATGCTACTGTAATTGCGCATGACATGACGGTCAAGCTGGTCTGCTTCTTCCGGGCCGAGTCCGACTTGGAGGTAGAGTTCAATAAGTTCATGGCAGACATTATGAGGGTAATTTACGCTCCCCCCACTTTCGCTTCTGGCATCGACAATTTCCGGTTCACGCAGCTGCAGACTTTTCTGGCCGAGCCGCCGGATAAGATTGCGGTCATCACAGTCAAATTAACCTACTGGTTCAACAAAGCCAACCCATAACATAAAGATAGAAATTTTAAGATGAAAGAAATTGAACTGAGCCAGGGAAAATCAACCCTAATTGATGACGGGGATTTTGAACAACTCAAGACCGGAGAACGGGGTCATCAATCTACAAAGGAATTTCGTGGCACAATCAAAGAGGGAAATGGCTGGCTCGGATTAAAATGAATTACAAGGAATTATATCTTGGCTATTTTGATTCCGAGGTCAAGGCTGCTCAAGCCTATGATGTGGCTGCCAAGCAATACTTCCGTGAATTTGCAAGATTGAACTTTCCGAATTTAGATACAAGCATGAGGAAATTATGAAAATAAAACCCAAAACCTTTGAAACGGTCGAAGTCTTTGTATTCGACCAACCTTACACGATACCCCCGGAAGGCCGAGACCTGCCGGAGGAGGTAATCCAAAAAATTCTGGATGAATGTCCAAATAGATTCGAAGCGGGAGGTGAAGAATAAATGTCGAGTTTTGGAAGAAATATAAAAGTTGGGATGGCCAAAGAAGCCACTTACAATGCGGCTTGGGCTGCTCCAGGTGCAACAACCGGAACCTGGATACATATTGAGAGCTTTGAGTTTGAACCTATCAGCCAAGATATACGGGCTTCCTTTGCTACGGGCGAAGTCATGCCCAAGCTGACCGAATTTGGCCGGGGTGTAAGAGATGTGAAAGGCAGCTTTACTATGTTTGCCAATAAGCAGCAATTGAATTGGATTTTCTTGAATCTGTTCGGAAATGTGACCACTACAGTAGTAGGAGCACCAACCGGCACAGATGGCGGACAGGGACAAAAACATATTTTTACTCTGCGACAAGCCAGTCCCTTTTCAATTGCCTTTGTTCTGCAATTACCCGAATCGGGAAGTGATACCCAATATCAATTGACCGGCTGTCAGATTACTAAGCTCGATATGGACTGGACGCTGAATCAGCCCATTAAGCTGACTTGTTCTTTTACCGGAGCCGCCTTTGCCGAAGCCGCTGAATCGGGGGCTCCTTCTTACAATCTTGTGACTACCGGCGAGGCTTGGCACAAATACCCCAGTTCAACTGCCGGCTTGAGCTGGACTATCAACAGCACAACCTCCTGGGGCAATGTCAAAATCAGCTTTGAAAGTATCTATGCCGACGGAATAGACGAAAGTTTTGATGGCAGCTCTAACATTAGAAAACGGTTGGAACGTGCTGCCGATGGTCCCTGCTTCAAAGTCATGGGAACGGCCCAGAGGCTCTTTGTCCCTACTGCTGGCATGGCCCTATTCACAGCCAACACCACTTTCGAGGCCACCTATAAAGACATCGCTGCCCCGGATGGAACCGGTTATCACTTGGGAGTTAATCTTGGCCGATGTAAGTCCAAACCCAATAAATTAGTTAAGCGGGGTCAATCAATCTACGATGAGTCGATTGAATTCGAGGCTTTTGTCGATGCCGGGACTTTCTATTCAACCCCCTCTAATGATATGAATGTTACGATTGTGGACAAGCAAACTGAACCCGTCACCCAATAGAAAGGTCAGATGGAAATAATTACCAAATTCAAAAGCTGCTTCGCGCACAAGCCCGAAAACCGGATAACCTTTGTAATCAAAAACAAAGACTCCGGGGAAATGCTGGCTAAGATAATTATGGAGCCTGCATCTCAAGCAGACCTCGATAGGGTAGTGGAAAATCCTAAAGCTGTGGTTGGCGACCTTCTTCCCAAAGTCATAGTCGAATGGGATTGCAAAAATGGCAATGGCGAGATGCTACCAATCAACGGAGAAACTATCGGACAATTGTTGCCCGAAATATTAACGGGACTG